GATCGAATCAAGGAAGCTAAGGAGTTGGCCGAGTTAATGTACACTGTCCCTGGGGTGGCTGTAAAGAAAGAACTCTCGAAAAACATCGTGACAGCATTGTTGTCCGGCAAAGCAAACACCAAAACGATTGATGGTATCTTTGCACAAATTGATGAATCCAACTATGCCACTTCCGACCCTGAGACAATCATACGAGCCCATGAAGCCGGGCTTGTTGGCGAGCAAACAGCTTCGGTCGCTCTTGGTTTCGGCCCTGAGGAATATCTTCAAGCTCGCAAGGATCATATCGCCCGCGCAGAAGCCATCATGAAGGCCCAGCAAGCAGGCAAAGAAGAATCAAATGAGGACATGGCGGCCCGTGGCCTGCCTGACCTTGATCCGGACAAGAAATCCGGTAAGGGTGAACGTGATGATGCCAATGATACCACACTGAAGGTCAGCAAGAAAACACCTGATCGGGGTGAAGGTAAAGACCTCAATAAGGGAGACGACTAATGGTTGCTGAGTATAACGGGAAGAAACAAACTGAGAAGAAAGAAGCGGCCAAACCCACAGGTGAAGCTGTCAAAACCGAAGCAAAAGTTATCGAATCTGCTTACTCCGTAGCTAAGCATAAAGGTGGGACAGGCTCGATTGGCGGCAGCATCGGTAACAGCTAACCTTGAGGATTGAACCATGGCTTATTATGGCACGCTGGCAGGCGCGAACGAATACTTTAACCTTCGCCTTCACTCAGAGTCTTGGTCCGATTCCGATCCATCTGATCGTCCGAAAGCGTTGACCGAAGCCACCCGTATCATTGATGATCTCAGCTACAAAGGCACGAAGAACGCTGTGTGGTTGATAATGTATCGATACGATACAGGCACTGAGAAGGAAGAGTTGAAACTGGTCAATGCTCCGACGCGAGACGAAGTCATCGCAGCGGATGCAACACAAGAACTGGAATTTCCGCGTGGTAAGGACACTACAGTACCAAACGAAATCGAGTGGGCTTGTTATGAGATCTCACTCGCATTACTCGAAGGCTTTGATCCGGAAGACGCTATTGACAGACTCAATGTGATCCGGCAAGCCTACTCTGCTGTTCGTACTACCTACGACAACAGCAGTGCAGCAATGGAATACCTTGTATACGGTATTCCGACTGCGCGTGTGTGGAGATGGTTGAAAAAGTATCTCACAGACTCGCGGATTATACGAAGAAGTAGGGCCGACTAACGAAAGGTTAGGCACTTATGATGACGTTCAATTTCACTTCCATTCTTTGTTACGATGATACCCCTCCGGCAGCCCCTCCGGCAGCCCCTCCGGTAGTTCCTCCGGTAGTTCCTCCGGTAGTTCCTCCGGTAGTTCCTCCGGTAGTTCCTCCGGTAGTTCCTCCGAATGCAAGTGATGATGTCAGACAATTCACGCAAAAAGATGTCAACAAATTCATGGCGGAGGAGAGGCGAAAGGAACAAACGCGATTCAATCAGCTAGAGACGAGCTACCAGGATTTATTGCAGAATCAAAACCTCACCACGGACGAACGTGACACCTTGCAAACTCGTTACGACGACCTTCAGGCTTCCGGCCGCACGACAGCTCAACAGGTCGAGTTTGAGCGTAAGGCGGCGGAAGAGAAATACGAAGTCGAGCTGAAGGAAGCGGTGGCACGGGCGGATCATTGGGAAAGCAAATCCAAGGAGGACACTGTCAGTAGGGCTCTTACTGACGCCGCAGCGGGGGCAGATGTGTTTAACCCTTCGCATATTGTTGCGCTGCTTCGACCAAACACCGAATTGAAAGATGTTGAAGGAGTGTTGACCCCGATGGTTAACTTCCCTGATATCGACGAAAAGACAGGTGAAAGTGTACCAACTCTCCGCACTCCTTTGGACGCCGTCAAGCGTATGCGAGAACTTCCGGCTATTCACGGCTGCCTCTTCAAGAGCAACGTGGTGTCCGGAGTTGGTAGCGGCCAAGGCGCGTCTATCAAACATGACAACACCGACTACGCCAATATGACCCCAGAAGAATATCGCAAAAACCGTGACGCGATCAAGCAATCAGTGGGTCAGCCGTAAAGTTTAATGTACAACTATCTGACTTGATTGTCCGCACCTTTTAAGCCTCAGATATACCGGTAAGACCGGGTTTCGTCTTGTGTATACCAGGGACACAAGATTTGAGAACCTCCTGGGGGTTAGTTTCAAACTCACTCAAATAATAAGGAGTTCAATTATGAACTTGTTCCCTCTGTGTTACGCAAATGATAATGACGCTCTGATTCCGGAGCTGTGGGCCAATGAGTCCCTCGCGATCCTCGAAGAGAACATGGTTATGGCTAACTTGGTCCACCGTGACTTTTCCCCTCTTGTGGCTAGCTTCGGCGACGTGGTTAACACCCGACGCCCGAGCGAGTTCTCGACCAAGCGTAAGTCGCAGGCCGACGCCGTGGTCAGCCAGGACGCCACCAGCACGAATGTGCAGGTTCCTCTGAACCAGCATATCTATGTGACGTTCACCATCAAGGACGAAGAGGCCAGTATGTCGTTCAAGGAATTGATCTCGTACTACATGGAGCCTGCTGCGATGCAGATCGGTCGTAGTGTTGACCGAATTCTGTGTGGTCAAGTCCCGAGTTTCAAGGCCAACTACGCTGGTAAGCTGGCCGAGATGAGTGGCTCGAACGCGAAGGATTGGATTCTCGACACTCGGGAAGTCATGAACGTCAACAAGGCGTACCCGAACGGTCGCAACTTGGTCATCAGCCCGCAAGCTGAAACCGAAATGTTGAAGACCGAACTCTTTATTGCTGCGAACCAGCGAGGGGACGGCGGGACGGCCTTGGAAGAGGCTCGTTTGGGTCGCGTTCTCGGCTTCGACACTTATATGGATCAAAATGTCGTCTATGCTGCGCTGGGCAATGCCGATACGCTGACCCAGAACCACACTGCTGGTGCGGTCGCTGGTGACACTGGTAACAAGGCTGTTACGGCCGGATCGGCCTCGACGGTCGGTTCCTATGTCTGGTTCACTGGTGAAGGTTATCCGCACGAAGTCAAGGCCGTCACTGCTACCCAAACGGGCATGACGCTTGTCGAATCTTATAAAGCGACTGTGGCTGCTGACGCCGTTGGTTACGCTTTCCAACCTGCCACCGTTGGCGCGACTTACGCCATTGGTTACGACAAGGGCATTACGCTCAACACCATCACTGCCAACAAGCTTCCCATCGTGGGTCAGTTGCTGGCGTTCGGTACGGATGCCGGTGGTGATCGTAAGGAATACTCGATCATCGAAGTCGATTCGGTGAGCACCACGAGTGTTATCGTCTGGCTTGATCGTCCCCTCGAAGTGGCTGTCACGGCCGCCGACAGCGCATTCCCCGGCCCTCATGGCTCGATGTGCTTCGCTTTCCATCGTAACGCTCTCGCTCTCGTGAGCCGCCCGTTGGCCCTGCCGAGCAACTCGCTTGGCGTCCAAGCCGCCGTCGGTAGTTACAACGATCTCGCGCTGAGAGTCGCTATGCAGTACGATATCTCGGCTCAGGGCACCATTGTGACCCTGGATATGTTGTGTGGAGTGGCCACGTTGGATACTAACCTCGGTTGTGTCCTGTATGCGTAATGGGTGTGAACCCGTAATGTGATAACGACCTGACGGGTCTAAAGCGGCCCGTCAGGTCTCTTTTCTCCTATTAACAGGACATCGACCATGATCGACTATCTTCTCGTATTGAAAGACTTTGGTCCTTATATTGGCGTGATCCTGTTCTTCATCTGGAGAGATTGGAAACGTGAAGAAGGTTTAGTAGACCGTGTAAGGTCATTGGAGAAATTCAACACTGAAGTTCTTGTAAGCCTGGTCAAAGAGGCCACAGCGGTGATCGCGGCGAACACCGAGCAACTTCGTCTCATAACCTTAATCACTAAGATCAAAGCGCATCAAAATGGTTAGACCAAATTACAATTTGATCCGCTTCATTCGGAGAACTATCCGAATGATGAAGAAAGAGTATGGTAGCCCGATCACGGTTTACCAACTCGGTAGTGTCAGCACCGACCACAACACAGGTGTCAAGACACAGACTCACACATCAACGTTTGTACCTCGCGCAGTCGTACTCCCAGTCGACTTGACTCGGGACGTTATACAAACCATCTCAATGATCTCGGCCAACAAGAAGGTCGTTCAAGGCGGCACATTTGACCCTGGTATGCGTCGTTTCATCATCGACCGCACCGATGTCCCTGCCACTTACGACATCCACCAAGATGATTGGATTGGTTTTGACGGTGCTCGCTACAACGTCAAGAAAGTTGAAGTCTTCGAGCAGTCCACGGCGTGGTTAGTACACGCAAAGCTCATCGAAGGTGCCCCCATTTATGAGGATCACCACGCGAAG